GCCACATTCGAGGATTTTTTTGCGGCTGTTGGCCCTAAGCCTGCGCAGGGTTGGAGCCTTGATCGAATCGACAACGCCCGCCACTACGAACCAGGGAATGTCCGGTGGGCTGATCGCGTGCAGCAAAACAGGAACCGCCGCAACAATCACTTGGTCACCTATCAAGGCGAAACGCTCTGCCTAGCCGCTTGGGCTGAACGCATAGGCATCCACCACAACACCCTGCAAGGTCGCATTGCCAAAGGCTGGCCGCTAGAGCGAGCATTCGCCAAATAAAAAGCCCCCGCCGAAGCAGGGGCTGTCATCTTCCAACCTGCGGTCAGAGAGTAACGCCAAAGATTGCCTTCGGCTGCGCAGACAGCGAGAAGTTGATCTCTGCTGTGATCACATCGTCCGGGGTCACCGAAACGCTGAAACCAAGCAGGGCAATCTCACCCTCGAAGTAGCTCGAAGCACTGTCGTCGATGGTGGCACCACCAGAGACGGCGTTCACGTAGAGCTTCACGTTCGCGGTCGAGTTCTTCAGCATGGCGTTCGCCATCAGGCGATTGGCCAGGCTGGTTTGATCAGCAGTGAACAGCACGCTGAGCGAACCTTCGCCAGAGGCATAACCACCAACTTGGGTGCGAAACTCGGCGTACTTGCTGCCAGATCCCACAGCGCAAGGAAGCGTTGTGGAATCCAGGGTCTCTCTGCTCAAATCGAGTGACCACTCGCGTACTGAGCAAGCAGCCTCGAACTCGGCGTAAGACACGCCAATGTGGTTCGCAGCGCCTGCGGTGTCAGCAGTGCCGGTGCCACCGTCACCGTTAAGGGTGATGGCAGCGCCGCCCTTGGTGGCAGACACGTCGATGGTGCCGGTGCCAACTGCCACCACGTAATAGGTGGTCGCGGTCGCAAGGGCGCTATCAAGGTTGCCGGTGCCCTCTTCAGTGAAGCGGACAGGATCTCCGATATGGAAGTCAGAGGTCGTTGGCACCTTGATGCTGGTGCCAGCAGGGAAATCAGTGAAGTCCTTCAGGCACGCGGTAGTTCCTGAGGGCTTGAATTGCACAAGGCCATCGGAGCCCGAAAGGGCACTCTGGCTACAGGCGATCGGCACTTGGGCCTCCGTAGTTGAACAACAGTGGGGCTAGCCCTACGGGGGCATAGGGATGCTCTAAGGCTACGCCGGCCGCCCTCTAAAGGCGCAGGTCACCACATTGACGTGATGCGGACGCTCATCTGGTGCGATCGTGCGCGGTCCGTCGATGTTCCATGTGCTCGCCTTTGCCAGCACAGCGTGGTCAACAGTGGCGCGGTTGATGCGTGCCCAGCCCTTGATCACCTCAAGGCAGACATCCTCACCCGGCTTTGAGCCCTGCATCTTCGGGCTGTAGATGTTGCAGCGCAGCGTGCCCTTCAGATCCTCCCCGCCATCGCAGCCGATCGTTGGCGTCACCACATCAGCAAAGGTCAGGCTGATCACCGCATAGGTCGCATCAGGGCCAGGCGGGGTCTCGGCTGTGTTGTCGAAGAAGATGTGATCAGCGCTGACGCCAGCCAAGCGCAGCCCTTGATAGGTGATCTTCTCGAAGTAGCCCCTGACGGTCTGGAAGGTCATAGGTCGTACTGCTGTTTCACCACTCTGGCGGCGGCGTTTTGGATCGCCGGAATGCGGTGGTTCACGAAATCAGGGAACCAGTTCTTGGGCTGCGAGACCACGTTCCCCTCAATCGCAACGCTCTGCGCATAAACGAGGGAGTTCGTAAGGTGATATTGCTTGCTGGCATCAATGCGCAGCCCCGTCGCGTCAGTGTTCGGGCTATCAGCACCCTCAGGAGCGACTGCGCTGCTTGGGCTGCCCTCAGCCGCAAACCAGGAAGATCTAAAGCGTCCCGTGTCGTAGGGCGACACCTTTGTGCTGCCCAGCTCTGCCTGCGTGGTCACCACCACCTCCGCCTGCAGCGTGTCCAGCGCCTTCTTCAAATGGCGCTCTAGATCCTTGGCGTTGTTGAACCTCGGCATCAGCTCCTCACCCGCAGCTTCCAAGCGATCAGCTGATCACCCGCATATTCCGGCTCAACACCCACCACCCGCCAGGTCTTCGCCTGATAGGTGACCGTATCGCTGGTCTTGGGCTCCAACGGCAGCAGCACATGGCTGAACCACATCAGCGCCTCCAACGTCTCCCCAGTGCCGCCTTCCTCAACGCGCTTGATCTCCTCCACGCCAGCGCGCACGTTGTGATTCACCACCGGATCCACAACGCTGCCGGTGTCCGGGTCATACGCCGGGCTGCCAGCACGGTGGTGGTAGGTCACGTTGCTGCCCATCAGCGTGACCAGATCCCTGCCGACGTTCCGAAACAGCGTGTCAAAGGTCGCCATCAGCTACGCACCCGAGCAATGATCCGGCTGCTGCCGGTTGCCACGTTCAGCCAGCAGCCAAGGACATCACCAAGGAAGGGGAAGCGCTGCAACACGAATGGCGCTTGGGGCCCGTAGCGCGCGACAGCTGCGCTGCTGTCGGCGTATTCAACGCTCAAGCCACCCAACTGCGCTTTCTTGATCGCACCCGTTGAACCGGTAGAAACCAACAACGCATCTGGGTCTTTGCTCAGCGCGAGCGCTAGCTCACTGACAGCCTCGGTGTAGGCATCAGCAAAGACACGCCCGCAGCAGTCCTTCGTCTGGTCGTAGCAAAGTGCGCCCAGCCAGCGGTTGGCTTCATTGAGCTGGATCTGCTTGTCCACCACCGCAGTCCACGCGGCATTGCGCGGTGTCGTGAGGAAATAGGCGTCTGCCATTGCCTCTGTAACGGTCGGAGGTGCCATCAGAGCGGCTGCAGAATGACGGAATAGCCCTGACGCACGAGGCGGCGCTTCAAGTCCCGTGCTTCGTGCGGAGCGCAGTCAATGACAGGCACGCGATCAGCGGGGCGCATGTTTTCAGGCAGCCGGTCGTTGGGCTCGATGTATAGGCGAATCACACCGACCACCAGCCTGTAACAGGGTGTCCCCAGTTTAAGTGCGCACAAAAAAGGGGCCCGAAGGCCCCGTGTCGTCCACTGCGCACGAGCGCAATCAGACGTTAGTGGCGTAAGGGGTGTTCACCGTCAGGCGCACCACGTCGGTCATGCGGCGGTCGGTGTAAGCCAGAGTCCAGGAGCCAGCAGTCCCGAGAACAGTGTTGTCAGGATTGTCGGCACCGCCATACTTAGTGCCCATGATGTGGAAGCCGTAGTGATAGTTGCACTGCAGCACATCCTGGAGGCTAAGTATATTTCTGTCTGCCTCGATTCGCATCTCCTGCTGTACACCTTCGGCGACAGCGCCCGGCGCCATGATGAAACAGGGGAACTGATCAGCGCCGCCTGCATTCACAGTCGGAGCGAGCATGTCATCAACGATGACGCGCAGACCCATGAAGTAGGCCACAGCGTCAGACGACAGGCCCACGCCGCCGCCACCCCAAGTAATGGAGCCACCACTGCTAAGGGCAGAAGTCGAAAAAGTGAGCGCGCCTACGGCCTGGAGGTAAGCATAAACGGAGCTATGCATTGCGATAATGCTCAGCTCGTCTGCACGCTCACCCAGCAGGTGCTTGGCGCGGATCACGTTGGCAGCGCTGAGGAAGTTCGCCTCAGTGGCGCCAGCAGTGGCTTTAGAGACATCCAACGAGTTGCCGGTGAGGGCAGCGCCGAAGATGCCGTTTAGCTGCGAGATCAGAGTGCGGGTGCGGAGTTTCAGCACCGCTTTGGTGATGTAGCTACGCACTGCAGCGAGTGGATCCGTACCGGAACCCATCGCCGCGATATCGGACGATGCGTATGCAAACGTGCGGTGAAGAATGGGCATTACCTGATCACCAGCGGTGATCTTCTGGGGGTCTACGTAACCACCAGCGCCCCAAGTCGAGTTGTCTTGGACTACGACCTCAGTCGGGTCGATGGGCTTGAAGAAGGGCACTTGGACCTTCACGCCACCAGCCTTAGCGTCGAGCGCAGTGTTGCGCACAACAGCACCAGACTGGATCCACTTACAACCGTTGTAGATGTCCTCCCTCTGATAATTGAGGAACTCTGGACGTGTCACCAAGTCACTCAGTCGAGTGCCATTGGTGTAATTACCAAGCCAAGCGGCCATTGTTTTGTTGGGTAGGGTTTACCGTGAATCGCCCTAACGGGCTCACCCTCTCTGTGCCTCGGCCTTGAGCGCCTTCGCAAGGTCTGGGTTTGACGCCTCCAGCATCAGTGCTTCCGTGAGGTTGCCTGTGCGGTAGGGGTTCGTCATGCCAGGGGCAACGGATGCTGCACTTGCACCCATGCCAATGGCTCCAGTGCTGCTGAAGTGGTGCTGCCAGTCGGCTGACTGCTTCAGGTTGGCTAGGAAATCCTGCAGCGGTTGCTCAACGCCCCCATTGAGAACCACGGCATTACCTTCGCCATCCGTCCGTAGCTGCGGCGCCAGCAGCTGATAAAGCTGCGTGGGGTTCACCGCATTCGCACGACTGATCTGTGCGGTTGCTGCTGCTTTGAGACGCTCCTGCTGCGCGTTCTGGGTCACAGACTCCAGTTGCGCCTTCAGTTCGAGGATCTCCGCATCGCGTGATGCGACGGTCCTTTTCGTGTCTTCCCACAGCTGCTTGAAAGCCCCTTGATCTTCAAGGTTCTTCTGCACAGCAGTTTGTTGCACCTGCTTCAACTGCTCCAGCTCATCCTTGAGCTGTTGCATCTGCTTGCGGGCCTCCTCGGCTTCCTTCTCGGCTCGCTTGGTGTGAGCGTTGCTCAACGCCAACTTATGCCTAAGCACTTCGTCGCCGGCACCGCCGGCTTGAGGCTCAGAAGGATGGACCGGCTGGTTCAGTTGCTCCGGTGTCACGGACACTGGAACATCGCTGGTCACTGACTCAGCGATTTGCTCCTCAACCATGTGTTCAGAGAGGTTTACCCTCTGATGCTACTGATGCGCAGGGGTAACTACTTGTGCGCCTCGTGTCGCTCTAGCCGATTGCGCAGCACCTGGATCTCACGCTCCATCGCTTCGGTTCTGTATTTCGCTTCGACGCTTTCGGGAGCAGGGATGATCTTGCCGTCTGGTGTCAGCAACAGCCGAGCGTCTTCCTCCAGCCGGTCGATGCGGCCATCGAGCTGCACACCAACTCCGATGATGTAAGCCAACAACCCGCCTACTGCGGTGGCGACAGCAGCGGCGATCGCTGCGTGCTCCTGAGCAATCAGCGGATCACGGCGCCGCATCCTTACGGCTGGTCTTCGGGTGGGTTGCTTCTGAGGCTGACGAGCGTGGCAAGCAGACTGAACATGGTCTGCATTGCGCGGTTGTCGGCGTCTTGACATGTATCTGTCGAGGCAAACTTCAGATCCCAGAACCCTGCAGCGGTGCAGGACGCCGACCAGCCAACAGAAAGCGCCGCGATGGTGGACACCGCGGCGATGATGCTGTTCGTTAGCCATTTGGGAGTCATCCCTGCCTCTCCCGCTGCTCAAGGATCTGCAGGTGTTCCTTGAGCAGGTTGAGGTAGGTCTGACAACCACAGCCGAGCACCTCGATCAGACGGCGACACTCAGCTGCAGTCTTCGGCAGTGGCACCTGATCAGGCACCTTTCGCGTTGATCGCAGCAGTGACGAACTCTTTCCAGAGCTGCAGGTCATCCATCGCCTCAATGGCGCTGATGTCAATGCCCATCATCTTGGCGATCTCCTTCATCTCGTCGACGGTCTTGCCATCGAACTGCTCGATGCCGGTCAAGTCCACCTGAGGTTTCATATCAGGCGTGCCCTGACCTGCGGGGATCACCGGGACTGCAGGCTCTGGTGCAGGAGCCTTGCCCATCTGCGCCAGCAGATCCTCAAGGATGATGCGCAGCTCACCACGGGTGATGGGCGACACGTCATTGCCTTGGGAAGCCAGCGGGTGCAGCTTGATGTATTCGGCTTCAGCCTTCTGAAGCTCTTGCTCGGCAGTGTTGGGCTTGGATGCAGGGGTTTTGGCCATGGTTACATGTACCGAACTTGGAAAGAATACGGCCCGTTTAGAGCCGTAGTTGAGTTCCATTCTGCCGTCTTTACGCCAACTGATGTAATTGCGCTAGTAGTCGTGGACTGCCACGAAGCTGTCATCAGCATCGGTGTGCCGTTGTTGGAATAGAACTTTGATGTCAGGTCAAACAGCCAGTAGTTGCCTCCAAGCTTGGTTGCCTTAAGCGTGAACATCAGTGGGTAATTTGCCTTAACGCCGTAGCTGGTTTGCCCTTTGTAGACAAAGCCAGCCCCGTGCCCGCTGAAGTAAGTGCTGGCGTTGTCTTGTATGCCCTCGGCCTTGTAGCAGCACATCGACTGGGCGTGGAGGTTGTTGGTGGTGCTCCAGAAGTCCCAGCGGTTACCGCCAAAGTAGACGACAGGTTCAGCCCTGTAGTCCGCACCGCACTGCACCATGCCCCACATCTCGAACCACTGCTGGCAGTTTTGGCTCAGATCAATCGATTTCTGAGCTGTGTTGTAGGTGTCAGCGTCAAGCCGCTGATAGGTGGGGCCTGTGTTCGGCGGATTGCCCCAGGTCATGTTGCCTGCCGCATCCGCAATGACGACCTTGCCTGAGTTGGCAGCATTGCCAAGCATCGGCGTCATCGCGTTCCAGGCTGTGCCCTTATTCAGGAACAGCTGGGTCTGCGTGCCGTTGTACCTAAACGCAATGCCGCCAATGTCATCAGCAGTCGCTGTAGCGCTCGGGTTTTCGTTGTTGTAGCCAGGGATGATCAGCCTTGACCCTGTGCCGCCAACCGTTACGCCCGTGCTGCTGATCCATGCAGTGCCCGTCCAGATGTTCAGCGTCTGACGGTTGGCGTTGCTGTCAAACCAGAAGTCACCAACGCCAGGAGTTGTGGGCGCTGTTGTGCCATAGGTGATCTGCGGACCCTGCAGGCGATGCCACTGGTTCCCTGAGGCAAGGAACACCACGCTGGTGTCATCCGCCCAGGCAAGGTGCCCATCAGTCGGCACTGATGCCAGCAGTGCAGTCTCAGTGGGGTAGTGCTCAATCGGGTCTTCGATCCAGCGAGCACCGTTATTGACGAAGCGGCGACCCGTATCAAGCGCCACGGCAGTCAGGCCAGCGATGTTGGGCGCTGCCAAAACCTGAGCCTGCGTCTTCACCAGCTGCGAAATCGGGATCCAGCTCTCGACGTTCGGAGCATCCTCAACACGCAAGAACAGCACGTTGAGATCACGGCTGATGGCTTGCGTGCCGATAGCAGCGTT